AGATAATAGCAATTCCATATTATTTACCCTCACGTTTCTTTAACATTTCAATAGTGTTTATTACAAATTCAATATCATCCTTTGACATATCCTTACTTGCATCAAAGAGTAATTTAAGATTTGGGTTATCTTTTACGGCTTGTGCGTATTCTGTAACAGATGGATCATTATAATATGGTTCTTTGTCAGAGTATTTGTTTTCGATTAAATCAGCTTTATTCACTCTAAAGTAATTAGCCAATCTTTCAATCTTATCAATGCGTGGATAGTTATCACCATTTAACCAACTAGCAAGAGTTGTATATGATACGTTGTTATCATTGGCTACTTCATTTCTAGTCTTATTATATAAATTCATATAATATCTTAGGTTTTTAGCGAATATTTCTTTATTTCCTAAATCACTCATTGCTTTCACCTCTCTGTGATTTTTAAAATTTTTATTTACTATCTATATCATATATTTAAACTGTAAAAAAATCAATTATTTTTTTTAGATTTTACAGAAAAACTGTTGACATTACAGTTTAACTGTAATACAATACAATCAACAAATAGATAAAGCGAGGTGATAAATTGACACAAGAAACATTTGTTCAAGATGGAATGACCTTAAAAGCAGCTAGAGTAAATGCTGGACTAACTCAGAAGAAAGCAGCAGAAATGCTAGGTATTAGCGAATACACGCTAATCAATTATGAGAAAGGAAAATCTTCCCCTGATGTTCATGTATTGAAAAAGATTGAAAATTTATATGGTGTTCCGTACCACAGAATTATTTTTCTGTAATATTTTTTTACACTAAAATTACAGTTTAACTGTAATTCCTATAGGAGAGTGATATATGAGTGAGGTTGAAAGTTTAGTTTATACAGTATCAGATGTAGCAAAACTTTTTAAATGCACAGAAACAAGTGTATATAACATGAGAAACCAAGGCATACTTCATCAAATAAAAGGACTAACTGGAGTTAGGTTCAGTAAACAGGAAGTTGAAAGCCTTATAGGGCTAGATGATGAATATACACCAATGGCATATAGAAAGTTGAAAGCAGAGGTTGATAGCTTACGAGAAGAAAACAAATACCTAAAAAATGAAATAAAAAAAATCACTAGCCAAATGCTAGTGATCGTAAGAGAGGAGTTATAGATATGTTTATTAACAATCGATTTAATGAAGCCATCGCCTGTGCTGGTATGAAAATTAGAGAAGAACACTATGACTACATCGAAACAATATTTGATGAAATCACACCTTATGGTTGGGAATGTCATTGTGAAGATGCTAGAAAACTTGAAGATGAAAATACATCTGATGTTTTACGCAGGCATTACGGAAAAGTTGGTACTCACGATAGAGTATATGGTTTTTGTTATAACCCAATTCAATAAGGAGATTTAAATGATTAAGTTATGTTATTGGCTTAGAGCAATTTCGGCAGTAATAGCCGTTGGTGCTATGGGGAGTTTACAACTAGATACCATCGATTGGTGGACATGGTTTTGTCAAACAATGCTTGGAGTTGTTACATGGATATTAGTAGGTTATTGGATAGATGATATTAAATACTATTCAAATAAAAAAGTCCGCTAGTGAAAAGTGTAGAAGAAGTTTAGCGGACTTTGTGTAGAGATATTGGAAAATACTCTACTTGTATTTTAACACAAGGAGATTTTGAATGCCAAGTTTATATGAACTAAATAAAGACTACAAAGAATTGCAAGCAATGTTAGAAGTTGCAGAAACAGAAGAGGATATGCAAGCTATCCAAGATACTTTGGATATGTTAGATTGCAGCATCGATGAAAAAATCGAAAATACTGCAATGTTTATCCGTAACATCAAAGGTGATATTCAAGCGTTTAAGGATGAGTCAAAACGGCTAAGTGCTAAAGCTAAGACTTTAGAAAACATGACTGAGCGATTGAAAAATAACATTGATCATGTCATGAAAGAAAACCAACTAACAGAAAAGAAAGTTGGACAATTCAAATGTTACTACAAAGAAAGCGAAACAGTAGAAATTGATGATTTGTATGCATTGCCTGATGAGTTTAGAAAAACAACAATTACTGCCGATAAGGTGGCAATCAAGAAAGCAATCAAAGCAGAACAAGAAGTAGCTGGTGCAAGGATTGAAAAGCACATGAATTTGCAGATTGGTTAGGTGAAACATGGAAAACATAGAAAAAATAACTGATAGCCAAGTAGTTTTAACTCAAAGGGTTGGTGATATTCAACATAAGTTGAAAGCACCTAAAGGGCAATACAACTCATTTGGTAAATACAACTATCGCAGTTGTGAGGATATTTTAGAGGGTGTTAAACCGTTGTTAAAAGAACACAACTTAGCACTTCTCATTGATGATGAAATCGTACAAATTGGTGAGCGATACTATGTAAAAGCTACCGCAAAAATTACTGATGGTAGAGAGCTTGTAAGTGCGACTGCATATGCAAGAGAACCTGATACAAAAAAAGGTATGGATGAAAGCCAAATTACAGGTGCTACATCATCTTACGCTAGAAAGTACGCACTCAATGCGTTGTTATGCATCGATGATACGAAAGATGCTGACACAATGGACAATAGCAAAAAGCCAGTACAACAAACACAAGAAACTGTGTATAACTGGCAAACTCTAAAAGCTAGAGCGACACAAGGTGGTATTAGCGAAGATGATTTAGTCCATTATGTAACGGAAACATTAAAGGTTAAGAAACCATCTGAACTAACACAAGAACACTATCAACAAGCGTTTAATTGGGTTAATGCTCAAAGGTACGCTAAACGATGAAATGGAGCGTAAAAGGTATCGAACTGTTACGTTCACCGCTAGGTGTAATGGTAGTAATACCAGCACCACATGACAATGATCTAGCGAAATTAGATAAAGAAAAAGAATACGTGATTGAAATCAAAAAGAAATCAAAATCACGCAGTATGAACGCTAATGCTTATTGCTGGGTTCTATGTCAAAAGATATCAGAAGAGTTAAGTAAGACTGGGTACACCTCAAAAGAGGATGTGTACCGCAAGGCAATAAAAGACTGTGGACATTTCACATATGTACCAGTCCATGAGGATGCAATCGAACGTTATATTCAAATATGGCAAGGTCATGGGTTGGGATGGATAGCCGAAGATGCTGGCGAATGTAAAAGCATTCCATGGTATCACAACATCATGTGTTACCACGGTTCATCGGTATATACAACTGCAGAAATGCAAAGACTTATTGATTGCTTAGTAGATGAGTGTAACCAGCTTGGAATAAAACTTGATGATAGCGATTATATCCAATCATTGGTTAGGGAGTGGGAGAGTGAACAAAAGAAAACGTGAAGACGAAAAGCTACTAAAACAAAATAGACCTAAAGTGCTTGAACGTGATAACTACTCATGCGTACTGTGTGGCGGTCATGAGGGTATAGCGATACACCACATTGTATTTCGTTCACAGTTAGGTAAAAGCACGATGGATAACTTAGCTTGCTTATGTGTTCATTGCCACGTACCAATAGCACATGGGGTATTTGCTAAAGAGGTTAGAAAACGATTACAAGAAATCGTTAAGGAAAGGAATGATAGATATGAAGAAAATCAATGTAGTTGAATTGTATGTATATAAACGAATTGAAAAGCTAGAAAGAGAAAATGGTAAATATGATTTACATACTAAAGTAATCGAAGAATTGAAAGATGTATTAGATGTAATTCATCAAACACACTTTAAACCTAGTGAAAATGCGGTAGAAAAAGAATATAAAGAAACTGCTTGCGACCACGTTTATGGTAGATAGTGCCTATGAGCGATAACAAAAAATATTACTATCTAAGACTTAAAGATAATTTCTTTGATAGTGATGAGTTGAAGATATTAGAAAGTATGAAAGACGGCTACTTGTACAGTAATATTCTTTTAAAACTCTATCTACGAAGTCTAAAGAATGATGGAAAGTTGGTGGTTAATGATCGCATTCCTTACAACGCTGAAATGCTGGCAAGCGTAACAGGGCATCAAGTAGGTACTATCAAACAAGCATTATCTATGTTTAAAGAATTAGGACTTATAGAAATACTAGAAAATGGTGCTATCTATATGTTGGATATTCAGAACTTCATAGGTAAAGGCAGTACAGAAGCTGATAGACAAAGGCTTTATGACCGAAGAATATCAGATGAAAGAAAACAAAAGAAACTAACTCAATCAAGAAATCTTGAAGAAATCTTGGAGAAATCTACACCAGAGATAGAGATAGAGTTAGAGAAAGATATAGAGATAGAGAAAGAGATACATAGTAGTGCAAAAAGCACTACAACAAAACGCAAGCGTTTTGAAAAACCCTCTATCTCTGACATTAAGCAATACTGTATTGAAAGAAACAATAATGTAAACGCTGAACAATTCTATGACTACTACGAGAGCAACGGATGGAAAGTTGGTAAAAACTCCATGAAAGATTGGAAAGCAGCGGTTAGGACTTGGGAACGTAGCGAATACAGAAAACCTAATTCTAAAAAGAATAGCAAGGAAGATGCAATCAACGTAGTTAATAACTTGATGAATAAGTTAGGGGGTGTAGATACTGAACAACCAACAACAGACTTTGAAAGCACTATCGATGTTACAGATAGCGTGGTCTACTGATATGTCAGAGCAACGCATGATGTTGTATGTAACAAAGTTATCTAACGTAAACCCAGTTACCCTTGAACAAGCGATAAGCAATCTGATTGATAGATGTAAATTCTTACCAACGATTGCAGAAATTAGAGAGGAATGTTCCGCATTAAGTGCCTTTGTAAATGCACATGAGGAACTTCCGACCGCACAAGATGCATGGGAAAGGGTGTATCAAGTGGCTAGATCATATGGCTACGAAAAGGGTTTAGACAAATTAGAGGGTTTAACAAAGCAATGTGCCAAAGCGATTTGGAAATCGTTTGACCCTCAAAATGGCGATAACTTCAACGAAACATCTTGCCGGTCGCAGTTTGTAAAGAATTATGAAGTGCAAGAAATAAGAGAGCGTGAGCGATTGAGATTGTCTAATTCAATTAAAGATAATCACTTGCTATTAAAAGCAAGGGAAAAAGCAGAAAAGGAACGAGCGTTACTAAATGCAGGGCAAAAACAAATCGAAATGACTGCTACTGGTAACTTGGTAGAGGTAGTAAAAGAACCAGTCGATGTAGCAAAGATAATCGAAAATAGCCAAATATCTGATAAAGGGAAAGCGTTATTGAAAAGTGCTATAGGGGGATAGATGAAACAAAAGCCAAAGGAATTTGAAGTGAGTTGTAATGTATCGTTCAATGTTAGCTTTACAGTACTAGCAACCAGCGAAGAGCAAGCAAGGGTTAAGATTGATAACCTACTTGAAATAATGCGTAATGAGGCAACAGTCGATTGCCACATTCATAAAGATTACGATGTTTACATTGAAGATACAGAGGCATCCTTAAACGGAATGTATTACTACTAGGGGGTTAAATGCTGAGTAAGAAACGAAAGATGGTAATCACTATTGAGATACCTCTAAACGTGGAAACGCAGGAAGAGGCATCTCAACAGATGCAAATGATTGTGAAAGCGGACACAAAGACCTTTGAAAGCCTAGAGGAAATCATCAAAGTATACAAAGGAACAATGTGTATCGAACAAAAGATTTAAAGGAGAATTGAATGAACACAGTACAGATTTTAGGTAATTTAGCACGTGATCCAGAAGTCCGCTATACCAAAAGCGGAAAAGCGGTAGCGACATTCACAGTCGCAGCAAGCAACACATACATTGACAGTAAAAATGAAACAAAAGAACAAACTGCTTTCATTAATTGCGTGGCATGGGGAAATCTAGGTGAAAGCGTAGGCAATCTTCGTAAAGGTAATCGTTGTTTTGTAGAAGGTCGATTGCAAACACGTTCTTACGAAAACGCAGATGGGCAGAAAAAATATGTAACAGAAGTTGTGGCTAACTTTGTAGGTACATCTTTAACAAATGATGAAACTGCATCTAGTAACTTTGATAGTTTTGAAAACACAAATCAAGATGAAAATATTCCGTTCTAAGAGGTGAGTAATATGGATGAATACAAAATTAGTGGCTATGTAAAGATTGGTTTTTCAAAAGTTGTGAAATGTGAAAGTTATGTTGATGCAATGGAGAAAGCCCTAGAGATTTCACAAAACGAAGATATTGATTTTAGCGAACTAAATAATTGGTATGACGATGTGGAAGTTGAAGAAATAGAAGAATTGTAGGAGTGAGTATCAATGCTAGTTAAAGATGAAACAAAATATTGTTGGTGTGAAGATGAAGTAGCTGGCGAACCGCAAAATAGTATTAAAGAGGCTATCGAAGATTATGTAGAAAATGAATATGACTACGGCGATTTTGATGCTTTAAGTCGAGAAGAATTATTGCAAACAACAATAGAAATAGGTCATCCATACCGATATGTGCCTGAGGTAGATGGTGAGCGAGCGATTTGGAATGTGCTTGATTATGATCTAGATGATGAAATATCAGAATATTCAGATGATTACATGAAAGATGTTAAAAACGAACACATGGACGAATTAAGCGAAGAATTAACGAAAGTATTCCAAGCATGGGAAAAACGTCATGGGTACGAAAACAGATCATGGGTAGTGCAAGAAACAAAAACTTATTGTATTGAAGATTATGTAAAGGAGTAAGTTTTATCAACAAATGAAAATACTTGATGCATGTTGTGGTTCTAAAATGTTCTGGTTCAATAGAGAACATGAAGAAACTGTTTATATGGATAACCGCACATTAGATACAACACTATGTGATGGTAGGAAGTTAATAGTAAAACCTGATGTGATAGCAGATTTTCGTAAGATGCCATTTGAAGATGAAAGTTTTCATCTTGTAGTGTTTGACCCACCGCATTTAGTAAAGGCTGGCGATAAATCGTTCCTAGCGTTGAAATATGGACGGCTAGAACAAACATGGCAAGAGGATATTAAACAAGGGCTTGCAGAGTGCTGGCGAGTTTTAAAACAAAACGGAACAATGGTTTTTAAATGGAACGAGGAACAAATCACGTTACCGATGGTAAAACCTTTGTTACCGCATGAACCACTAATTGGCCAACGCAGGGGAAAAACAATATGGTTAGTCTTTTATAAGGAGTAAGTATCAAATGGATGCACCATGTAAGGGATGCGAATACAGAGAGGTAGCTTGCCACGTAAAGTGTCCAGCTTACCGAATGTATAAACGTAAAAGAGAAACGATGCAAGAAAACACAATCAAACAGAATGATGTGTTAGCGTACCTTGGGGATAATGTAAAGAAAGTTAAGCATCGCATGAGAAAAGCAAAGTATGGATGTGTGGTGATTGATTGAGGTGAAGAGCAAAGAGGATGCACATTTGGGGGTTATTTGATGATGGTAATGGCTGCTATCGTCAAGCGGTAAATGAATATAACGTGAATATGGGGGGGCAACACACGATCACATCAATAGGTATTGGTGATGCGTGTATCAACCAAGACCTTGCAATCAATACGCTACACAAACCAAACGCACTATGGGAACAGTTGGACAAGCTAGATAGACCTGATGTTATTCTAGCTAGTCCGCCATGTGAAAGCTGGAGCGTGGCAAGTGCCATGAAAGGCGGTAATGCTTGTTGGAAACAAGAAAAGGACATGACTATAAACCTATTTGGTGAATACGAACAGGGCAGTAAATTCACAATCAGAAATCACATCGATTATGAAAACTACCAATTCAAGTATGATAAGTCATTCCTGACGAGGGTAAATGGTGAAATGTGTATTTACAATACATTGAAAATCATTGAGCGTTACCAGCCAAAAGTATTCGTGATTGAAAACCCAGCATATGGGCGAATATGGGAGTACATAGCGAATGTAATAGGGTTCGATATTCCATATGAAAACCTAACGTATTACAACAACTATGATTACCCAGTTAAGAAACCAACAAAGTTTGGTAGCAATATCGATTTAAAGTTATTGAAAGATAACATTAGAAACACTATTGAGTTTGAAAGTATGAATATCAAAGGTGTTAATCGATATAACACAAGGTCGCATATTCCGTTGATGTTAGTACAAGATATTTTGAAACGATGTGAACAATATGTAGAGGGGTGATGATCGTTGCCGATTAACAGTAAGGAAAAAGGCAAGCGTGGAGAAAGGCTATGGAGAGATAAATGCAGGTCGCATGGGTTTGATAAAGTCCGTAGAACTGCACAGTACTGTGGCAACACAGGCGATGCATCGGACTGTGTAGGTTTACCAAACATCCACCAAGAGGTGAAGTTTGTAGAAAACCTAAATGTACGCAAGGCATACGAACAAGCAGAACATGATGCAAAAAAGAGTGGCGATATGCCTATAGTAGCTTGGAAAAAGAGTAATCAACCTTGGTTAGTTGTTTTGAGTGCGGATGATTTCTTCCGTATCTATAAGGAAAGTGAATGGAGTGAGGAACATGGCAGTTAATATGAGTGAGTTTGTTCCTGAAACTAACTTGAACTGGTTAGCGTTAGCAGCTTGTGTATACGGAAACATAAGTGCTGGTAGAGCATTATGTTGTTTAGGCTTGAAAGGAACAAAGCCACAGAAAACATATACACGTGCAAGTGATTTAGATGGAAATTCATTATTAAAAATGTATGGTGGCGGAATGTCATTAAGGTCAATCAGTTATCAAGTTGGTGCAGATTATAAAACAGTCAAACGTGCATTGATGATGTTAGGGGTGGAATTTTGAGGGAACAAATGAAAGTAAAGTTGGTTAATGAGTACGCACAACTACCAACTAGAGGAAAGGTAAATTCAGATTTACCACAAGTATCAGCTGGTTTAGACCTATATTGTCCATTTAGTGTAACGATACCAGCAGATAGTAAAAGACAAATTCCACTAGGTGTGGCGGTTGAGATACCACAAAACCACATGGGGTTATTAACACCAAGAAGTAGCATAAGTAAAACACCTCTACGATGTGCCAATAGCGTTGGAATAATCGATGAAGATTATAGAGGTGAGATTAGCATCGTATATGAAAATGTATCTTGTAAAGATTATACGATTGCTAGAGGTGATCGCATCGCACAATTAATCATCGTACCAATTAAATTGGTTGATGTAGTAGAAGTAGATGAACTAACCGCAACAGAACGTGGTTCTGGCGGTTATGGTAGCACAGGTAAATAAGTTTTCTAAATTAATTAACATAAAAGGAGAAATTAACATGAACAACAATTACAATCTCATGAACAAACATTAGTAGACCATGCGAACGCATTGGAAAATCATGAAAACCGCATCGAAAGCCTAGAACGTGGAATGACACGCAACGTAGAACGTGAAATCGGTAAAGCTGGTGCAGCTAATGCAGCGTTATCCGCATTGCACTATTTAGGCTATAACAAAGACGATAAAATGACATTCTCCGTTGGTTATGGTCATTACAAAGGACATAGTGCAGTAGCGTTAGGCGGTTTCTATGCACCAAATGAACACGTAATGTTTAGCGTAGGTGGTACATTAGGTTCTGAAAAAATGGTAAATGCTAGTGTGAACTTCAGATTAGGCAAAGGTTCTGAATATGAGTTGAACCACAAAGGCAAAATTAAAGAACTTGAAACATTAGTTACTAAATTAGTAGCGGAAGTCGAAGAGTTGAAAGCTGGTAAATAATGTTGATTAAGTAAAGGATATGGGCGGTGAAATATCCGCCCTATCATAAGGGGTGAGTATGAGGAGAGTTAATTTTGATTTATTAGCTAGTGCATTAACAATAGTTATAGCTGATATGATAATTAAACCTAAAATTGAAGTTAATGGTGGTAGTGTAAAAATCGTATATGAGTTTTCAGGTGTAACTATCACGGAATTATCGACTGTATTTGAAATAGAACAATGTTTTAGATTAGATTTCTTTGTAGAAAAAGTTACTCTCAAAATAAAACATCAAATCTATAATTCTTTATCAGAGAGGTATGTTGTTAGATGACAAGTTATAGCGGTTATGTTAATCACTCAGATTTCTACATCGCACCTCAAAGTTATCAAGATGCATTTGATTTCTTATGCCAGCTTACTGTAGAGAGTGAAGAGGATGTGTTCTATATAGGTAAAGTAAGTGGTGGTATAGATGATTTTGAAATATATGATGTAGTTGAATTTAGATGGAATGAAGATAGAGGAGCGTGGGTGCAGTATGATCACAGATGAACAAGGTAGAGAATGGTTACTTAGAAAAGTATATGATGCTGGATGGCGGTATTATGTTAGAACTGATGGCGGTGCTGTATATTTGACAAAGGAAAAGCCAATTATGTGTCAAGGTATATTGGATATAATAAGTTGTGGCATGACAAGGTGTATTAATAACATAAGAGAGATAATGCCTGATATTGAAAAGAATGAGATTTTAGACCTTGTAGAAGAATTAGGTATTGTTGATTGGTCCAAAGTAAAGGTTGATACACCTATATTAGTTAGAGATTTTGAAGACATGAAATGGGGAAAACGGCATTTTGCATTTTTTAAAAATGGAAAAGTGTATACATGGGATGGTGGTGTAACATCTTGGACTTGTGAAAACCCAAACTGTGTAATGAGTTGGGTGTATGCCAAACTAGCAGAGGTATAAATACATGGTATGGTTTATGTTTTTTTGCTTGATAGTTGCTATGGGTAATGTAAACAATGGTTATGCAAATGCAATTATATTTATAGCGTGGTGCGTATTGGTGTATTTGCTAGCTATAAATGGTAATTTTAAAGAGTGAGGTGAAGTGTTTGGGAGAATATGACGAAAAACAATTGATAGAAAAAGCAGTTGAGTACTTACAACCAGTTAAGCTAGTTGAAACACAAATCAAATCTATTGAACAAGAGATTAACTTATTGAGATGTAACATGACAACAATAGGTGCGATTGATTATTCAAAAGATAGGGTTAGTGGTGGCGGAACTCCGCAAGGGTTGGATGGTAGTATGTCTAAATTCCTTGATACTGTATCGGAAAGAAAGAAACGTATAGATGAACTAACTGATTTAAAGTGTGATGCGATCAGACGAATTGATGCACTAGATGAAAAGCTAGGGGCAATCATATTGAGATATGAGTTTATCCTTAACAATTCAGCTGACGAAGCGTTAAAAATGCTTTGTAATTATTCGGAAAGACAAGTGAAACGATACAAACAAAAAGCCTTGTTGGAGTTGGGGAAAAACTTGTCCCTAAATGTCCCTAAATGTCCCTAAATGTCATTAATTGTCAGTGTACCTATAGTTTGCCATTAGGTATAATATATATGTAAGAGTTGCCATTAAGTGACTTTTACTCACTCTTTACAGAATATCAAAACACAACAACAAGCACGCCCATAAAAGAGCGTGCCTTTGTTGTATATGGGCGAAATGGAACGTATAGCGCTAACGGTCGCAGAGTAGCAGCGCAACCATATTTGATTTGGTGAGTGAAACACTATACTTTTTTCTAATTTCAATTTGAAGTATGTGTTAAGACAAAAATTTTATATGTAAATTTACTGCTAACTGATAAGGGTGGGTCGAATATCCTCACAATATATAGCTTATACATTATTAACCTTAAAGATATGAACCTGCCCTAATTGGTTATACACATTGAATACTGACAACTAGCAGCCTCCAAAAGAAACTTATTTATATTCTTGTTGTTACTTAACCTAACACGATTACGATCCATCAAAATGTTAGTTGTTGGTATTGAGTGTGTAAGTGATTATTGAAAACTAGGTGTGTTTCTATTTTCCAACTTTGTTTTTTTCTTATTCATAGTTGAACCTCAGAAAATAGTATAAATTGTCATATCATCAACGCACCTAGTTTTGAGTGATTATTGAAAACTGGAGTTATATTTGTTTCCTAGGTACTTAACACACGATATAGAGTTTTAGAAGAAATGCTAATTCCTATGTGTTACATCGACAAGAGAGCGATGGTATAACTCCGGTTTTGAATAATTAACATAAACAAAATGAATAAATTTATCACAAAATGGGGTGTATCCACGGCGATATACTCCAATTTTTGTATAAATCTATCATAAAGGGGAGATTATGACGGATGTTTTGTGTTGTAAAAGTAAATGCTTGAACAACAAAAAGGGAGTGTGTACCGCAAAGACAATAGAATATGATGGCTTATGTCAAACATATATTACTTGTGGCGGTGCAAGCAAAGGTAATTATGGCTTATGTGTTAGATCACATGGGAAATTAAAAAGGAAAGGTGGAGAAGTGCTTAAATGATTAAAGCAATCAAACAATTCATTGAAGATAGAAAACTATTCAAACAAGCAGCCAGGGACTTGAACAATAAAGACCTACAAGCTAAAGCAAAATACGCATACGAACATCGTGGCGATACAATGATTACACTCATCGATGGTTTAGCTATCATATGTGGTGTATTAATCTTAATCGGTATTGTGTGGTGTTGGATGTGAATTACCAACCAACGATAAAGAAACTACTCAAAGCATTACAGATGAACGGCAGACGATATGTAGTCGATGTAAGGCAATCATGGAGCAAATACGATAAGCCTTGCAAGATATATATTGTCAGTAGAATGTACAACGAGGAAGAGTACAAACTAACATTCCCTCACAAGTACAAAAGGGGTAAGACATTTAAAGCGAAACAACTTTATAAGAAAGAAAGTGAGTACAGTAGCACCAAGCAACACGAGGTGTTACTTTTTTTAGTTAAGACATATAAAGGTGGTGATTGATGTTGAATGATACAAATCTGACAGACAAACAACTGCTATTTGCAACTGAATACATCAAGACCGCTAATGCTACACAAGCTGCATTAAAGGCTGGATATTCAGAAAATAGTGCAAGGCAACAGGGAAGTAGATTGTTGTCAAATGCTAACGTGAGCCAATATATACAACAACACATGGAACAAAAGAACAATAACACCATCGCAACTGCTGATGAAGTCTTACAATACCTAACTAGGGTTATGAATGGCGAAGAAAAAGACGCATTTGGTTTGGATGTATCTGTGAATGATAGAACTAAGGCAGCTGAACTCTTAGGTAAACGGCATATGCTATTTACTGACAAGGTGAAACTAGATGCAGAAATAGAGATTGATATATCCGATAGGATGAAACAAGCAAGGGTGAAATCTGATGAAGTACAACAAGGCACAACTGATTGATGCGTTGGGTTCGTTTACTCATGATCCATTAGGCTTTGTATACTTTGCTTTCCCTTGGGGAGAAAAAGGAACACCACTTGAAAACTTTGATGGCCCTGATGAATGGCAAGTTAAGACCTTTAAGAAAATAGGCGAAGAATTACGCAAGGGCAAATCGTTGGCCAAAGCAATACAAATTGCAGTTGCATCAGGTCATGGTATTGGTAAGTCCGCTTTTTCTTCATTGTTAATTCTGTTTGCTATTGCTACACACGAAAACACACGTGGAGTTGTAACCGCTAATACTGATACGCAGTTAAAGTCTAAGACTTGGGCGGAACTTAATAAGTGGTACAACCTGTTTATAGGTAAAGAGTTATTCACATACACCGCAACCGCATTATTTAGTGCTGATAAACAGTACGAAAAGACATGGCGCATTGATGCTATTCCATGGAGTGAAAGTAACCCAGAGGCATTCGCTGGTCTACACAATCAAGGTAACAGAATACTTATCATCTTTGATGAGGCATCCGCAATATCTGACAAGATATGGGAAGTAACAGAGGGTGCATTAACAGATAAGGAAACCGAGATTATATGGTGTGTGTTTGGTAACCCTACACGTAATAGTGGTAGGTTTAGAGAATGTTTCAGAAAACATCGTAATTACTGGACTACATATCAGATTGATAGTAGAACTGTTAAGATTTCAAACAAAGCTAAGTTGCAAGAATGGGTAGACATTCATGGTGAGGATAGCGACTTTGTAAAAGTGCGTGTAAGAGGGTTATTCCCAAGTGCATCTGATACGCAGTTTATATCCGCATCAATAGTAGATGAGGCACAAAAAAGAGTATATAAGCCTACTGATTTTAATAACTTACCAACGATCATTGGTGTTGACCCAGCGTGGACTGGTGGCGATACGTTAGAAATCGTAATGCGACAAGGCTATTCAATGAAGTGTTTGGCCACAATAGAAAAGAATGATGATGATATGCGTATGGCTAACCTTATTGCACAATTCGAGGATGAATACAAAGCTGATGCGGTGTTCATTGACCAAGGTTACGGAACAGGTATTTATAGTATTGGCAAATCTATGGGTAGACGATGGCGGTTAGTTGCCTTTGGTGGTAAAGCACCTAATGATATGTACTTGAATATGAGAGCGTATATGTGGGGCGAGATGAAAGAATGGCTAAAAGAGGGCGGTTCTATTCCACCTACAGACCAAGGCTTGTATGACGATATAACAAGTCCTGAGGCTATCATCGATAAGAATGGGCGAATACAACTTGAAAGCAAAAAGGATATGAAAGAACGTGGCTTACCATCTCCGAACAAGGGCGATGCATTAGCCTTGACCTTTGCGTTCAGGGTCAATAAAAAAGTGAATGTAGGGAGTAGGGTTCATGCTAATACAGAGTATGATCCATTTAAACGATAAGGGGTGATTAAATGTGCATGAAAAATAAGATGCCTGATACACCAATGCCAGCACCAGCACCAACTGTACAAACAGATGATGCAACTACAATGACTGGTGAAGATTGGTACGCTAAAAAGCGTAAAGGCAAACGTGGTTATGAAAGTACTATTCTTTCCACGGCAACAACTGGCACTAAGAACACATTAGGGGGTTAATGATGCAAGGAACTATCCTATCAACGCTTGCTAGACAACCGACAAATGCGATGCCTAAGAAACGTGATTACACGAAAATTAAGGCAAAGTTTAATGCTATGTTCAACAATCGTCAAAAGTACGTTGCTAAATGGAAAGATATTCGAGATTATCAACTACCTTTCCTTGGACTATTTGATGATGAACAAGACCAATCGAAAGTCTACACCGACAAAATAAATAATGGTGTGGCATGGGAAAGTTGCCAAATATTTGCATCAGGTGTAATGAGTGGCATGACACCACCTAGTCGAAAGTGGTTCAAGCTAACATTAGAGAATACTGACCTAGCAGCTAATAGCGATGTTAGTAAAGTACTTGATGAACGTGAAGAAATTCTCTATGCAGTCTTTGCTAAGTCTAATTTCTACAACGTAGTGCATCAAGCCTACATGGAACTACCATTTGGACAAGCGCCTATGTCTATCATGCCTGACCCAAAATTTGGTGTAAGGTTCACATCTTATCCAATCGGTACATATGCATTAGAGTGTGGCAGTAATGGTGAGGTAAACACCTTTGGTAGAAAATACAGAATGACCGCAGACCAACTTGTTGAAGAGTTTGGTTATGATGCTTGCACCGAACAAGTCAAACGTGAATATGACGATGGCAAAGGTAATGCAACAACTCATGTTGTGTGTTGGTTAGTAACACCTAACAAAGACCGCAATGGGAGGCTAGGTAATAAGAATATGCCTTACTCATCTATATATTGGATAGAGGGGAGCAACTCCGATGAGGTACTAAGACATAGTGGTTTTGAAGAATGGTCTATTCCTATTGCTAGACATACCACACATGATCTAAGTGGTTATGGCAAAGGGTGTGCATGGTTCGCACAGTCAGATGCACAGATGTTACAACTGCTTGAAAAAGACTTGGTAACGGCTATTGAATTAGGCATTAAACCACCTATGAGTGCTACATCTGATGTAATCGGTAGTGTAAATCTATTTCCGGGCGGTGTAACGGAAGTTGATACTGGCGGTAAGGTTGAACCAATATTCAATGTAGGCATTGATGTTGCAAACGTACAAGCGAAGATACAATTCGTATCTGAAAGTATTAAACGTGCCTATAGTGCTGACCTATTCTTGATGCTTGATAACATCGATAGCGGACAAATGACCGCACGTGAGGTTATGGAGCGTACACAAGAAAAGATGCAACAGTTAGGTCCTGTAGTTGAACGCTTACAAAGTGAGTTTTTAAACCCAATCATTGAACGTACTTATGGCATCTTAGATAGGGCTGGAATATTTCCACCAATCGATGAACAGACTGCTGAAATGCTAAATGGAATGGATGTAAAGATTGAATACATCTCACCACTAGCGCAAGCACAGAAAATGTCTTCATTGGTGAATATTGAACAGTACTATGCTTTCATAATGTCATTGGCACAGGGCAATGCGAACATCGTTCAGAAGTTTAACTTTGAAGAGGCGGCTGACATATATGGTGTAAATCTTGGTGTACCAGCTAGGGTTATTCGTTCCAATGATGATTATCAAAAAATTATGGAACAACAACAACAAGCACAACAAGAGCAAGAGGAACAAGCACAAGCATTACAAATGGCACAACTAGCACCTCAAATGGCTGGTGCTGCTAAACAAGCAACAGATGCAGCCAATGACGGAAACCCAGTAATGCAACAGTTAATGGGTATGGGGGTGTAGATGAAAACAAAACAAGAATATATTCGTGATCGTGATATTGATGCACTTAACCACGTACTAAGTACTGAACTTGGTAGGTGGTTTTTTTGTAGGCTTTTAGACCGCACCAATATTTTGAAACCATCGTTCACAGGTAACTCTGAAACATTCTTCAATGAGGGGAAACGAAAAGTAGGGTTATCCTACATGAACGATTTAGGAAGTATTGGTGATGGTGTAGAGGGTGTAAAGAAATACCATCAAGCACAACTGGAATATATCCAACAACAGAAATTGTTTAACGATTTAGAAAAGAAAGGTGAATAAACCACATGGCAGAAGAACTAGAACAAGGCACGAATAATAACACAGGTAGTGCGGAAAGTGGTACACCACAAGCACAAAACACGAATGATGGCGGTACTTTGCTAGGTGGCAACCCTGAGGGTGCTAACCAAGAAGAACAACAAAGCGTACCTGAACCAATCAAATATGACTTTGCACCAGCCTTTGAGGGCGGTGTGGTTGATGAAAACATCGCTAATGAGTTTTCTAAGCTACTCAATGGTGTAGGCGCAACACAAGAGCAAGCAGTAGAAATGGCGAAGTTTGGTTCTAAATATGGTACAGACCTTGTAACCGCTTACGAGGAACAAAGACAACAAGCCGAGATGAAACAGTATGCAGCATACGCAGAACATACAAAAGAGGTTCTAGGTGCGAAGTTTGACGAAACAGTAGCGCAAGCATCTGTAGGTGTTGAGGCGGTCGAAAAGGAAATTCCAAACATTCGTGAAATCTTATCTCAAAACGGCTTAGGTAATCGTGTTGAGGTAATTCAACTGTTCGCACAAATCGCCAATATGGCTGGCGAAGATAACAATTCTAATAGTGGTAAAGCTGGAAGTACAAACATTTCCGAGGAAGAACGAGCAAAAATGCTTTACCCATCTATGAGTAAGTAATTGATTTAAAGGAGTAATACATGGCTACAATCGGTACTATGAACCCAACACTTTTAGATGTGCAATCTAGATTAGATCCAAACAATGCAGTTGCACAAATCATCGAAATGATGAACCAAACAAATGAAATCGTACAAGATATGACTATGGTAGAGGGCAACTTGCCTACAGGTCATAAAACAACTGTACGTACAGGCTTGCCTGAGGCTACATGGAGAATGCTTAACTATGGTGTTAAACCAAGCAAATCTAAAACAAAACAAGTAACCGACACTTGCGGTATGCTAGAGGCTTACGCTGAAATCGATAAATCTTTGGCAGATTTGAATGGTAACTCCGCTGCATTCCGTTTGTCCGAAGATTATGCATTCTTAGAGGCTATGAACCAAGAATGGGCATCTACATTATTCTATGGTGATGAAAATTCCCCTGAAAAATTTGTAGGCTTGGCAGCACGTTACAATGAAAAAGCTGCAGAAAGCGGTAAAAACATTATTGATGCTGGCGGCACAACTAACCTTACATCTATCTATCTTGTAGTATGGGGTAAAAATACTGTACATGGTATCTATCCTAAAGGTTCTACAGGTGGTATTTCCCATAAAGATTTGGGCGAACAAACATTGACTGACCCAGATGGCGGTCGCTACCAAGGTTATCGTACACACTACAAACTTGATACAGGCTTGACTGTACGTGATTGGAGATATGTTGTACGTATCGCAAACATCGATGTGAATGCATTGACTAAAGATGCAAAAACTGGTGCTGACCTTATTAACCTTATGATTAAAGCGGAAGAACTTATCCCTAACATGGGTATGGGTCGAGCAGTATGGTACATGAACCCTACTGTACGTACATTCTTGCGTATGCAAAAGAACGAGGCACACAAATACACTATTTCCGAAGACCAAGAAATGGGTCATACAGTAGTCCGTGCAAATG